TATTAAAAGTAAAATGTATCTAAGGGTTACTATAGATGTTCCTATTAGTTATGAAGAAGCAAGTTTTATAAAAGAAACATTTATTAATCAACACGGATGTAGAGAAATTAGTTTAATAACACAACAACAAATCGAAGAAATGTCTACTGAGCTTGATATACAACAGTTCGAAAGCGTAGATCAAATTGTTGCTGGAGAAATCTCTGCACTTGATACCGAAAACTTTAACAAGAAAACGCTATTGGATATCTATAACGAGCTATGATAAAACTTAAAGATTTAACCGTCAAGAACTTTATGAGTGTGGGTAATCAGACCCAGGCCGTAGACTTTAATAAAGAACAACTTACCCTAGTGCTAGGAGAAAACTTAGACCAAGGCGGCGACGACAGTGGTAGTCGTAATGGTACTGGTAAAACTACTATCATTAATGCATTAAGTTATGCATTGTATGGCGTAGCGTTAACAAATATTAAACGTAACAATCTAATTAATAAAACAAACTCTAAGGGTATGTTAGTTACGTTACACTTTGAAAAAAATAATGTTGACTACAGGATAGAACGTGGCCGTAGTCCTAACGTTTTAAAGTTCTATATTAATAATCAAGAACAAGAGGCTATCGACGAATCACAAGGTGATAGCAGGCAAACACAAAAAGACATTGATGCTTTATTAGATATGAGTCACGATATGTTTAAGCATATTGTTGCACTTAATACGTATACAGAACCGTTCTTAGCAATGCGACAAAACGATCAACGTGCTATTATTGAACAACTGTTAGGTATTACGTTACTATCTGAAAAAGCAGATCATCTAAAAGACGAAACTAAAAAAACACGTGATGCTATTGCAGAAGAAACAATGCGTATTAATGCAATACAGTCTGCTAACGAAAAAATTGAAGAAACAATTAGTGGTTTACAAAGTAAGCAAAAAGCATGGCTTGGTAAACGTACTACAGACGTTGTTAAGTTAAAAGAAGGAATCGACGAATTAGAGCATTTAGATATTGATAAAGAGCTCGAAAGTCACGAAAAATTACAAAATTGGACTGAGCATAATAACTCTATTTTGGCTCTTAAAAAAGAATTAAGCACACTGGAACCTGCATTAGTACGTGCTGACAGAGCTGTAGAAAAAGCAAAACAAGATGCAGATGACTTAGCCGATGGTACATGCCATTCTTGCGGTCAGGATCTTCCTGCTGATAAAAAAGCAGAGATTGCAGAGCGTAAAAATAAAGAACTTGAAGATGCTATGTCCTATGCACAGGAAATTAATGCAAAATGTAGTGAAGTTATGTCTGCACTTGATAAAATAGGTGACATTAACGGAAAGCCTACAACGTTCTACGAAACAGCAAAAGAAGCATATGATCATAGACAGAATGTTAATGCTTTAAAGAAGGCGTGGGAATCAAGAAAAGACGAAGACGATCCATATCAATCTCAAATTGATGATCTTAGTAACACAGCAATTCAAAAAATTGATTGGACGCCTGTGAACGATCTTACTGATTTTAAAGATCATCAAGAATTCTTGTTGAAACTATTAACAAACAAAGATAGTTTTATTCGTAAAAAGATTATTGATCAAAATCTTGCATATCTTAACAATAGGTTAACATATTATTTAGATAAACTAGGACTTCCGCATTTAGTAGTATTCCAAAACGATCTAAGTGTAGAAATTACGCAACTCGGACAGGATTTAGATTTTGATAACTTGTCAAGAGGTGAACGTAATAGACTAATACTAGGCATGAGCTTTGCATTCCGTGATGTTTGGGAAAGCCTATATCAAAAAATTAATTTAATGTTTATTGACGAGCTTATTGATAGTGGTATGGATACAGCAGGAGTTGAAGGATCTTTGGCTGTTCTTAAAAAGATGGGACGTGAAGGCGATAAGAATGTATTTTTAATTTCACACAAAGACGAATTAATTGGTAGAGTTAGCAACGTATTAAAAGTTCTAAAAGAAAACGGTTATACCAGTTATGAAAATGATATCGAAGTTTATGAAGAATGATTGAAGACGACACACATGACCGACTAACTAAGATGTATCTTGAATACTTTAAGGAAAACGAGAAGTTTGAGTCAAGAAATTCAGTTAGAACGCACCAGTCAGCAAGACGCTGTTTAAGAGAAATTAGACGTCTTGCAAAAATTCGCATGGACGAAATACACACCATGCACTTGGATAAAAAACTAAAGAACCAAAACGACGAAGGCACAAATTAAGGCTACGGTAAGTAAGTTCATGCAGTGGACTTATGAAGGCAAAACAATAGACAAAATACCAGACGAGTATGAAGGTTTTGTATATCTCATAACAAACACTACTACCGGGCAAAAATACGTAGGCAAAAAACTAGCAAAATTTAAAACTACAAAACCACCGCTAAAAGGCAAAAAGAATAAAAGACGTGGAACAAAAGAAAGCGACTGGCGTGACTACTGGGGTAGCTCAGATAGATTAAATGCAGATGTTGCAAAATTAGGCCCGGACAAATTCACACGAGAAATACTATACCTATGCAAAGGCAGGGGCGAAATGTCCTACATAGAGGCGAGAGAACAGTTTGATAGGCGAGTACTTGAAACAGATGATTACTATAACGGTATTATTAATGTAAGAGTAGGCGGATCTGACAAACTAAAGCAGGCATTGTTAGAACAAGATATTAAGGCAAAACAATCCAACACAAAAGGTTAGCGGGCCAGATTAGTAATACCGCTGTGGAAAAAGCTCTCGTATAGAAGCACACGTACATATTGATTAACACACCAGAGTGTGGAAGCCACCAAACAAATTGGGCTCACCAGTTGATATAGATTGAATGTTGGCAGTCGAAAAACACAAACACAGTACATAAAAACCCTTTAGCATTAGGAACGAAGCGAGGGAATATTGTACACTGTAGTTTACATTATCCTTGATAATGTATATTATAATGTACATAATGTCGACGTAGGTTGGGAAAGGTCAGAGCCCATTGTACTTTGTGTATAAGCAATAACCTACTTCCAATGTCTCGGCTGCGACGACTCACATGAAGTCACCCAAGATTGGATGGAACCGTAAACAGGTTCCGTCTGACTGAAACAATCTACATGAAGCAATTACAATATTACTAGCGTAATATTGCTTTAATTCATATCTATTACTTCTATCACGCATAAAATTAAATACGAAGTAAACAGTTTTAGCGTTAGCGAAAACATAAAAGAGCTTTAGCTCTTTTCTAAACATAAATACAGTTAATAAAATTATATCTTTATTAGGAACAACTCAGAATGAATATATTTGAAATAATTAAAGAAGAAGCAACACCTGATGCTGACGTTATAGCAAAATTTGCTGGTGTATCTGATTCGCAACGATCTTACTACATTATGAAGTGGGCTGAAGAAAAAGGTATTAGTACCGACGATGCTATGATTATGGCAGGTTATAAGCGTGGTTCTTATATGGGTGCTGGATCTTATATGTGGGATTATCTTCCTCCACGTAACGAAGGCGACATTGACGAAGCACCTGTAAGTACAGGAAAACAACGTCTACGTAAAATAGGTGCAAAAGTTGCGGGCGCCTTTGGCGCTAAACAAAAGTCTGCAGAGCTTACTGGCAGAGTTGAAGTTGGTGATGATGCAAATGAGCTAAAAACTTCGTTTAGTACTTACCTTGGTAAAATTGGAAAAAATTACAAACAAGTTACTGGTAATGTTTTAGCAAGTTTTCTTAGAAGCAAAGGGTATCCTACATTACATTTACAAGCATTTGATCAAGACATTCTTAGTAAAGCTGATATAGATAAACATATTATGGTGTCTGCACAAAAATATGCACAAGCACCTGGTACAACAGCACCAAAAGTTGCAAGTAAGCAATCAGTTATTGCTAAAGAACCTAAACAGCCTAAAGTTCCAGCTAGTTTAGCAAAGCAAATTAATGGCTTAAATGATAAACAAAAACAACAATTAGCGAGCATGATATGAACGTACAAGAAATTTTAAATGAACAAGATAAAGATGCATACTGTTCTGACAAGTGCTGTGGTGCTGATGTAAAAAGAGCAGATTGTGAATGCTCAGCAGATTGTAAACATTGTAACTGTAACGACCCTGCAGTTAAAGAAGGAGTCTTTGATACAATTAAAGATAAATTTAAAAGTAAAAGAGTTGCTCCTAAGCCAAAACTAAAACGTAATCCTAAAATTAAAGTTGCTAAAGGTGCAGGACAAGTTAGTCGTGCAAGTGATGGTAATGTTTATGTATGGGCAGGCGCACAGTGGGTCAACAACGAGACAGCAAAAATGGCTCCTAGAAAAATTTCAAATGAATTAGGAAATCCAGTACTTATAGGTCTTGCTAATCAAATTAAGAAAGCAGGTTTATCAGATGTTGTTAAACCGTTACTTGCTGTTTAGAAAAACGGCAAATTAGTCTTTTTAGTAGTTTCAATATTTTCTTCGATAAGTTTACCCATTACTTCCCTATCTTCAGGACTAGTCCAATAAGCCTCTTCTAAGGTAAGGCCTCCTCGCATATACCAGCATAATTTAGACAAGTCGTGTTTCATCTGTTTGGTATTTTGCTCGAGGACCTTAACTTCAGCTAGGATCTCTGGAACGGTCCAGGTCAGGATCCTTATGCGAAAAAATTGGATTGATCAAATGTAATCGGCACGTCATAAGTTGCCGGTACACCGTTTTTGATATCCTCAGGTGAACTGTTTACAGTCATTGGCTTAACAGCAAACATTTCTTTTTGCGAATTAAGATGTTCAGTAATTTCATTAAAGAACTGTTTATCAGCGTTTGCAATAAACTCGTCGATGTGTTTACGATTGTCTACAACATCATCTCCAATTTGAATTGAGACAATACCTGTTGATATCATTCCAACTGTTAGTTCAGTAAGTTTTACAAATGAGTTTGTAAATGCTTGAAGTTTTGCTTCATCTTCAACAGCATCGTCATTTACAATGTTAAAGATTCTTTGTTCTTCAAAAGTCTTAAGAGCATTTTTTGTAAACTCTTTATATGTTAACGGTCTTAGACGTACAATCATATCTCCTACTTGTACAGTGTCGATATACTCAGCATCTGCAAAATTATCCATAATAGTGCGTAAGTCTACATTCATTTCAACTTCTTCGCCTGTTACAGGTTTTTTAATTGTAATACCCATTTCTTCACCGTATGTTGCCATACGAATTGCTATTAAACATGCATCAAGATCAATACTTGGCATCATCCATGCATTTTTAATATTAGGAATACAACTTTGTATTACATCTACTGTTGCTTGACCGTTAAGTAAAGCATCTGGTGTCTTAAACGTAAGCTCGTCTTTTGCTGTCATTGAAAATACCGGGAGCTCACCACTTTCAGTACTTTCAAAGATCCCGCCGGGGTAGAACTTTCCTTTACTAGGAAGAGTTATATACAACTTAGGTTGACGAAAATACTTCTGTAAAGGATTAGATCCTTGTTGGTTTATTTCTGACATATTTTTC